GTTTATGCATACGCTCTGAATACATTCGCATTAAATAATTTATATCATTAATTAAATATGGCTCTAAAAGTTTATCAGATATGTTTAATTTTCTTGATTGAAATGCACTTTCTTTATTTAAGAAAGCACTATTTTCATATGAAGAATCTAAATCTCCATCCATATCTAAGTTGTTACTGTCTCTTGTTATTTTCTTTATAGATGCATCTACTCTCATATTAAGATTGTATACATCTGTTGAACTAGTAATTACTGTAGTCTTGCCATCTTTTTTTGTAATATATCTACGAGGATCACTTTTAAAATGATCGTATAATAATCTTCTAAATGTTCCTGGTTGTGGCACAGATAAAAACGCTAAGTCTTTAGCATTAACAGATGATATTGGATCATCCATTAACTTGTAGGCTTTGTTTGTTAAGGTAAGTTCTTTGCCGTCTATGTCAACTTTAATAGTACCTTTGCTATCTATTTCTTTTATTGTTCCATATGCTCTAAAACCTGTAGCATTTCTACCTCTATTTGGTATTCCAATAACCATACCAACAGTTTTGCCATCTACTACTTTAGGTAAATCAATAGGTTTTACACCTGGCGCTGCTTTAAATCCATCATTAGCAACATCGTACAAAATAGCATCAATGTCATAAACCCTGTTTACATAGTTATTAACTAATGGATTAAAAACATCTTCTAATCCATCATCAATATCTGCTAAAAGTTTTTCTAAATTGCCTACTTTGTCTTTTGCATAATCTAATCTTTTCTTTATTAACTTTTTGTGTTCAGGGCTTGGTGCTTCGTCTAATGCTTTTTTTGCAATAGCTATTCTTTCTACATATTTTAATCTCAATTTTTCTACAGATTTTTGAGATTGAAACATGCCTAGTTCTTCTGCTTCTTTACCAATTAAATCGTATACACCTCTTATTTCTTTAGCTAATTTTTGTATTTCAGGGTGAGCTTGTTGCAAGTACTCATCATCTCTTAGTGCTTTAGTAATCATTTCATTAAATTCACCAAACTTAACTTCTTCTGGTACACCTTTTCTACCACCTACTTTTCTTATTGCAGAATCTACTAAGTCTCCTGCTTTAATACCTATTGCACCAGGATTGTAACCAACTATAGGTTCACCAACTATACTTAAATCTTTTCTGTATGCTTGAAATGCTTGGTTTAATCTTTTATTAAAACCACCTATAGTCTTAAAATGATTAGCTGTTGCTTTTATTAATGCAGATTGCCCTACTGTCTTACCAGCTTTTGTTGCTCTACTTACTAATGCACCATCGCCTACCATCATTTGTGTTAAATCAGCAATAGCATTTCTAACTATAGGATTTTTAATTTTATTATTCATTAATGATCCAGTAGTAGTTAACCATCTATCTACATTTTCTGCAAACCAGCTTCTATCTTCTGGTCCACCCATACCTGCTGTTTCTCTACCTATTTGTTCAGCATCTAAATCATCTATTATTTCTTGGTTAATTAAATTTTCAGTATCAGCAGCATCTTTACCTACTGGTGCATTGCCATCGTCAATCATCTTTTGTTTTTTAATATTAAATCTTAACCAATCTTCATAAGAATTAAACCTAGCTGTAAGTTTTGCTGCTCCTTGTACTTTAGGATTAACATATGTGCCATCAATAAATTTTTGTCTTAGAGAAAACTCATCAATAATGACTGTATCTTTTTCTAAAACAACACCATTATGTGTTTCTCCTTTCTTTTTAATTATTATGTATTGAGCATTAGTAGAATTATCTATTTTATCTACTGATGTTTTTGCTTTTTCTACAATTAATTTATATTTACCATCAGCACCTACATCGTAAGTAACATCAGATTCAGGATCATAAATTTTAGAAGGCATAACATTTGTTTCTGTGTCATGAAAAGCTATGAATAAATCTTCTGCTTTTTGACTTTCGCTTTTTCCGCCAGTAGAATTAAAATCATCAACACCTTTAATACCCCTTCTACCAAAAGCTGCAATCATTGAGCCACCTAATATACCTGCTCCACCTACATACATAACTGATTCAAATATAGATGCAGTTGGATCATAACCATGTCGTATAGGTTCTGCTGCTGCTGTAACACCCATAGACAAACCAGCTCCTTTTGCAAATCTAGGCAAAAAAGAAATTCCTTTAACAAATGGTATTGGGACATATGTTAAAGGATCTCCAAGTGCTGCAATAATTTCTGGCATTATACCGCCATCATCTCTAATTTTTCTTTGATGATTGTTGTATGCTATTTTTTCTTTTAAAAAAACATAATGTTCTTCATTTCTAACATCATAAAAAGCATCAGCATATGCTGACAAACCATCTTCTTGTATTTTGTTTTCTATATTTTCTGGTGGATTATATGGAGCATCTAAAAAAGCATGTTCTTGTTCACCATACGGTAGTGAAGAATCAAGAAACATTTGTCCAACAGGTTCTAATTGCCAAGCAGCAGAAATAGTATCAAAATATGTAGCATCTTTGTCGTAGCTTTCTCTACCATGATGGAGGTCAGGCTGTATATCAAACATAGATTGCTCATACCATAATTTATTGCCTACTGCCATTATAGATTTTCCTCATCTTTTTTCTTTAGTTTTTCAAAAACTTTCTTTTCTTCTGCAAGTTTTGCTCTTTCTTTATCTTTTGCTTCTTTGTATGATGGGCTTAGTAATTCTCCAGTCAAACTAAATGCATCTTTTATTTTTCTTGATAAACCTTTTTCAATAACTAAATCTTCTATTTTAGTTTCTATTGTTTCATTGTCTTGTGCTATTCTTAGAATTTCTTTTCTTTCATAAGTAATAGGATTACCTTTATAATTTTTCATATAATAGGGTTGTGCGCCAGGTGATGAATAAAACACCGCTTGATATGTAACTTTACTAGAATCAAATTGATTCATACTAGTAGGTATAAGAAAAACATTTCTACCTAGTTCTAATTTAGTTGAAAAATCAAATTGTTTGTTTTGTACTTTTGCTTTTGGATCATCTATTGCTGCTATAATTTGATTGTTAATAGTTTTCCATGCTTTGGTTCTGCCTCTTTTACCACCATCTGCTTCTATTCGTTGTGTTTCTCTAACATATTGTTTATGTTCTTCTGTATATTCATCTTCTCTTGTTTTAGTAAAACCAGGTGGCACATTTTCTTTTTTTAAAAATTCATTATCTAATGACCACATTCCAAAAGCACGATTGTTTTCATCATTCTCATCATCATCAGCAGTATATCCTCTGCCTGTAGTAAATGTTGATTCACCATACATACCTGACTTGTTTAATCTTTTAGTAACAGTTGCAACAGTTTCAGGAATAATATTTTCTAGTCTACCTTTTTGAAATGATTCATTGGTTAACATTAACTCCTCATAGATTGCTTGTTTTGCTACCTGCATATATCTTTGGTCAATAATATTATCTGGATCAAAAAGGTCTGAACTTAAACTGCTTAATATATTTGCTTCTATTGCTTCATTTATTTCAGCAGCATCTTCAAATCCTGATCTCTTAATAAAGTTTTTTTCGTTTTCTTTTTGTTGAATTAAAACATTAATTATACGATTAGATGCATCATTTGGATTTGGATCTTGAGCATACATACGAAACATTTGATTTAGCAATCTAATTTGATCATCATCAATACCTGGTACATTTTCTAATATAGAAATAAATCTAGCATCACCAGATTTGTTATTCATAATAATGCCACGCACCATTTTAAATGCTGGCAAATTAATTACTTTTTCAATTAATTGTCTTGTATCACCACTTAGCTGCCCTGTATTAACTAAACTTACCAAAGAACCTGCGTTATCAGTTAATTGTTTATTTAAAAGAGTTGGTAAAACCTGATATTTTCCTGCCACATAAGTATAATATTGTTGCAACATTCCTACATGTTCTGGTTGATCCATATTGTCAGAATTAAATTTTGTATTGTATGGACCTAAACCTTTTCTTTTATTTTCTAAAGCCAAGTAAGCTATAAATTCTGGTACAATTTCATCGTTTAAATCTGAGCCTGCTATTGAAAGATACTTTGCAAAGTCTTCTCTAACTTTAATAGTTTCACTTGGTCTCATTTTTAAAGGCAAATTGTCAGCACGATATTTATAATCTAACGCTGATATTTCATCATCACGAACAGTTAATCTTTCTTTTAATAATTCTTTGGCTCTTGAAAATGTCGACTGGAACTTTTTTCTGTTAACAATATTGTCTACATTATAACCTGCATCTCTTAAAGATTTAATTGTAAGGTCTTCTCCATTCTCTCCCTTGATCATTAAATTAGGGTTAGACTCATTATTAAATATTTGCTCTATAGTATTTAAATTGTGTACAGCTTTTAATATTGATTTTGGATCGTTGTAATTAACTTGAAAATAAGGTGCAATAAACTTTGCCATTTCATTCATTTCTTTCATTGCAGGATATGTTTCTTCTAACCATATTTTTGCATTAGCATCACCATTTGCTAAAGCTTGTGCTTGTTCATCATATTGTTCTTCTAATGCATTATCTTTTTCTTTGTAATTAGTATTTAATAAATTAGCAACATGATAACTATCTGCTTCATCTCTATTAATTTTTCCTAATGCAGAAAAATATTTTTCTCTTTTTACAACCTGTCTATTTGTTAATTCAGTTGTTGCAGCACTAACAAATTGTTTTGTTTTTTCATCAAAATAATTTCTATATCTTTCTGGTACTGTATTTCTTAATGCATTAATACCTTCACTAACATTAGTTTCAAATAACAATTTACTTTCAGGAACAGTTTGATCGTAATCAACGGTCATCTTTTGTTGTTGTTTTTCGTTAAGAACTATTTCGTTTAATGTTCCTATCAATGAATCTGTATATGTTTTTTGTATTTGCTCATCATATGTATTAGCAGCCCATTTGGTTTTAATTAACTTTTCTGGTCTGTCATAAGATACAGGCACGTCATATGTCATAACTGCTCCATCTTCATTTACAAACTCTTGAGTTTCTTTAATAATTTCTGTGCCTTCTGCTAACTCAGTTCCTTCTAATTTTTGTGCTTCAATATAATCATCTAGTTTTTTATCTAAAAGATTTTGTGCTTCATCTACTTGTTTAAATGCTGCTTGTGCGTAGGTAGATCCAAACTGCGACAGACTCTGCCCTCTATTGACTCTTATGTCAGCAGGATTAAATTGGGTTCTTTTTGATCTTTGATATGCCATTATTTATCCTTTCCAGTCCTCAAATCCACCTGATGTTAAACCTCTTTTTGCATAATATGGATTGTTAGATGTTGTTTTTTTACCGAAAAAATCTTTGCCTTCTGCTGCTTTAGCTATCGTTGTAGCTCCTTTAATGTATGCAGAATCTTTTGCTGATTTGTTTGCTGCTTTTTTAGATGCTAATTGTAATCTTGAGTCTTGTCCTTTATAAGCTAACTCAGAATATTTTCTACCTTCTTCTAATGCAATTGCATTTAAATCTTGTTTTTGTATTCTTAATGCATCTTGATAAGCTGCATTTAATGACATGCTACTAGCAATACCGCTACCTTGTAACAAGGCTCTATTAGATGCTTGTTTTTCTTGAAAAATTTGAGCCAATGTATTTCCTTTTTGTGCTGCCTCTAATGCAACCTCTCTCCTATTGTCTTTAATTTGTTGCATGTCTGCATCATAAGCTGCTTGTGCTATGGCATCAGATTGCTGTTGAGCTTTTTTTGCTTGAAACATTGTGGCTGCGCCACTTACAATTGCTATTGTTACTGCATCACACATTAAAAATAAACCTCCGATGTTATGCCTAATACCCTCATTGGTAGTGGCGCTGTTTGCGATACTGTCAATGTTGGATCTTTCTCATATCCAAGTGTATGCACTTCTTTTTTCCCTGTCAAAGATTGTAATCCAGTTGTGTCATCATTAGGATTACTGCCAATTAAAACTTGATTAGAATTAATCGTAACATTATATGTGGTTGATAATTCTAATATAGCTTTACCTATCTTACGTGGCTTACCTGTTAACACGCCATTACTTAACCTTACATCTTGTGGCAAAGTTTCTACCGTAATGTCATAGTCCATGCCTATATCACATGCTGCTGCTGGCGATGGAAAAGTAGCTGTACCTGCTGCTGTTACTACTGCACTACCATAATAAAAAAAATCTCCATCTTCTGTTGAGCCTGATGTAGCATGTACTGTCTTGCCTATCTGTGTAATACCAGTAAATACACGACTGGTTAAAAATACTAAATCAGTATTATCGCTAATTGATGCTGTTACAGGACTAACTGATATTATGTATTCGTTAGATCCTCCTGTTGCTGTAACACTTGTAACTGTATGTGTTGTTCCAGTACCAGCAAATTGAAAGGTATCTCCTTGATTAGGACTAGCTGTTGCACCATCAATAATAAACTGACTTAATCCGCTAGATACTGCACCTTTGTTTTTAACTGTGCCATGTGGTTGATAACTGCCTGATATAGTTTTAGTAAATGACATATCAGTAGGTATATCAAACTGTGTAGTAGCAAACTGCTCTAAGTAATATGCAGTACTACCATCAATAGTTCTTTCTACTAACGAAAAAATAGTTGATGACAAACAAGCAATGGATTTGTAATTACCATCGGTATTCCATTGTGTCCATCCAAATATCTTTTGTTCTTTTTGACTGCTGTATACACACATAGTGCCATCACCACATACTAAAAAATAAAATTGTTCAGTTCTATCTGGTAACGATGTAGCTGTTGCTGTATCGGTAGGATTTAGAATTAAATGAGATGACTCCAGGCTAGTATTGTTACTATCAAATAATTCTGTAGTTGATGCAAAAACATAATCTCTTATGTTCTTACCATTTTTTTGTACATACAAAGTACCACCATCAAAAGGTCTTGGCATACCTGCTTGTTGTACACCAAACGATGTTTGTCTTACTATCATAGAATCAGTTGGAGTTATGTTCTTACCTGTTTGTGGTCTAAGAAAAAACTCAGCACCACTAGTAAATATTTCTAATACACGCCCACTTACTAAATGTCTTACTTCATTAATTTGATCTGATGCAATTTGCATTTGTAAACTTTCATCATCTAATCCTTTGCCTACATCAAAATTAAAAAATGATCCTACTTTGCTAGAAGTTAAATAGTCAGGTGCGGATGCACTACCACCAAAATACAATCGTTGTTCGTGAAAACAACATGCTCTTGGAAAACCATTAGGCTCACTATACAGTTGTTCATCCCAATTTCTAGTAGGTGGATGCCCTACTATTTTAACACTAGCGCCACCACCATCTACAGATTCTGTTGCTGTATCACTTGCACCAGCAGTAAAGTTAAATCTATCATCATCAATTACTGTAATAGTAAATGTACCATTAATATTTGCTGTTGCTAATCCATCACCATCTACATCAAAGATGTCTTGTGCGCCTGATATAGTTATACTTGCATTTGTAGAAAATCCATGTTGTGCCATTGTAACTTCCACAACTCCACTACCTTGTCTAGTTCGAAATGGATTTGCATCTAATTCTATTTCAACGTCATCTAATAATGTGCCTGTTACAACTGTTGACGATGTATAGCCTGTAATAAATATTTCTGCACCATGATAACGTACACGTGTATTAACATAAGAACTTGTCCAATATGCAGCAGATGTCGTAAGCGTTACGCCTGTTGTTCCTTTTGCAGTTTGATTTATGTCTAATGTAATAGAATCACTAGCAAATTTAAAATATGGTTGATAAGTTTTTTCACCATTAACACTTACATCAAATTGAAATACAGACAATGCAAATGTAGTTGCACCAGTTCTTTGTAGTATTCTAGGCGAAAAACTTTTATGCGTAATAATCATAGTATCTGCTTGTTGAGTTATTGTTAACTCCATTAACTCTGCTGTTGCAATACCAGTTGATGTAATAGTTTGCAATAAAGTACCATTGCTACTGTAAATAGTTATTACTGTGTTAGTAAAAAGAATAATATATTCTTGATCATCACTAAATATAAATGGTTCTATTCTTCCATTGCCTGGAGCAGTTGCACGATAGACTGTGCCTGGTCGTCTTTCAATACCACCTTGATTAAGAGTCAAAACATTACGAGCTTTTTTTAATCCTTGCTCATATGCTACAACGTCAACCCTAGATACAATCTTAGGATCTAGTTCGCCTCTTACAAAACTGGCTTGATGTATTCTTTGTATTGGCATCCATTAGCTCGATACGGTTGCGTTAACATTATTAAAATGCGTGCGATTTCTTCTATTACGTATTCTGTTAACATCCATACGTTTAGTTGTTTGAGCTTGACCATCAGTTGATTTAGCTATAGCTATTTGTCCTAACGCTCTATTTCTGTACAACTCAGACAAACTATCATTTCTTGCAATCGCACCTGCAAATAAACTAGCAAGTTCAAATACCATACATTGTTTAAAGTACGGTGGAAACTCTGCTTCACTAGCCTGGAATGTGTAATCACAAATCAATGTATCACCTGAACCTGTGTCAGCAAAAATCTTATCACCATATCTATCATAAGCAATCACATTGTCATTAACAGTTACTGTATGTATTAACAATGCATCTGCTGGTAATTGATAAGATGCTTGAAATCTACCTAATGGGTTTTCTGCTAACTTAGTTAGCTGTACTTGTTTAGTTGCAAATCTCCAGCGTATTCTGGTAATCATTGCTTCTAATGTTGATTCGTATAATTGTCCAGCTACAGTTGATTCTGTTGTAGCTTCTTCAAAGCTAGTTATTATGTTAGCACCCACTAGCACAAGGGCTTTGTTACATATATCAAATCTAGTTTCTGATAACATAATACCTCTCTATAAAAAGATAATGAGGGAAGGGTGTAGTCGAGCCTCCCCTCAAGATCAATAGTACTTACGTACCGTTAGTTGTTGTAACAGTTGCCGCACCTGATGCAGATGTAACTACTAACATATCAATAGTTACTGTACCACCAGTAGTTCCTGCTACTAATATTATATCGTACTGTTTCAGGTTATTAGTTACGTCATTGAAGTAACCACTACCCGCAACTGTAGCTGGAGCATCTGCTGTATTGTAATGAAAAACATTACCAGTTCCGCCACCTGCGACTAATTTTAAATTTGCTGCTGTTAAAGCCATGATTAACCTCCGTTATTCAGTAATCTGGATTTGCATGAAGCCTTCTGGGTCAATCGCCACAGCCTGCATACTCATCATAGATGTTGTTAAATGACTTACCTTCTCAGGAACGTAGTTTACCTCAGTCTTAACATCAGCACCTGTAGCAAGGCCAATAGCAGATTTATGGTAAGCATGACAATCTCTAGTTGTACTAGCAAGTGTCAATCCTGAATGTGTGAAGAATAAGAACCCTAACCATCTCTTAGCTGTCATACCACCAGCGTAAGGTAGTTCACCTTCGCCAACGTATTCTGCTCTTGAGAATTGGTCTAGTTGTAACAAGTCAGCCCATCCAGCAGGTGATACTACAAAATATCTTTGACCATCATCTGGAACATCTGCTTCACCAAATGTCTCATATGTTGTCAACGCTTTTGCAAGTGTCAATGCCGCAGAACCATGAGCAATGTTTGCAGCATTTGAGCCTGCATCTAATACGTCAATGATTAATTGGTCTGTTTGTCTACCTAAAGCTGCCGCAGCAGATTGAGCTAGAACTTGTCTCTCGTCTATGTTTGTTTTTAACTCATCTAGTGTATCAACATAATCACTTGCGTAGAAATCAGCTAGTGTTACGTCAACTGTGCTGTGAGCAATATCCATTGTTGGAACTTCGGCATGACGATTCTTAGTAACGGCTGTACCTTTTCCTACTTTCTGGAAACGAGCTTGGCTACCTTTTACATTTTTTGTCTGCCTTACAGTATTCATCAGCTTTGAACCCATACGTTGATATGCCATATGGACTTCTGCTTCAAACTGTTTAATAAAGGCAGTTGATATTGATGTACTCATCTTTTATCTCCTGTTAAAATTAAATTAAAATTTCACAGTTGTCCTTTATCCTTCAATTCGGTTGTCCATTTAGGGCCTATTTCCGACATAATGGGCTGTATCTCTACATCTACCTTTGGTAGATGCTTATAAAAGTAATACATTTCAATGTCATTTACAAGCATTGGTTGCTCTGCAAAGCAATATTTTTGCCATTTTAACCATCTTATGCTGCGTTTATGTTCATTAATTATAAAATTAAATAAAAAAGTATAGTGTGATTCTAGATATGTTATCCATCTAAGGTTACCTTGTAAAAAAAATCTACGATGTTTATGTAGTAAATCACTAGCTAAAAACCATACTGCTGCTTTATTAGGATTAGTTTTACTAACTGGCATTGCACCCCATATAGCTACCACCTCATCTGTTTCTTTTTCAAAGATAGTGAACGTATGCGTATTTGGTCTGTTATATCTAAATGGATTTATAAGCGCAGTAAGCGGATCAATGCCCATAGCAGCTAGTTCGTATTTATCTAACTGCTGTAGATTGGGCGCTAATCTAAAACAATCGTCTGGGATTGTTTTTTCTACATAAAGCATTACTTCGTTAACATTCTAAATGCAGCATCTACTTTTGCTACATAAGCCTCATCTCTAAATCTTGGATCGAAGTATCTTTTGTCTGTCATCATTGCTCTTGCATCAGCCATTGTGAGTTGTTTTTCTGGTTGTGTAAATTGTTCGGATCTTACTCCTGTAGTTTGCATTTCCATAATACGCTCTATAGCCTGTATGCCTTGTGCAGTTGTACCTAATGAATATTGAATAGCTTCAAATTCTTCTGGCGGAAAGTTTTTACTAGCCCAAGCATTGACTGCATCTACTCTTGAGTTTGCATTTTCACCCAATGCTTCCATTTCTGCTTCTAAATTAGGTTGCTGTCCTTGCATTGTTTCTATATAAGCATTAATACCAGCATCGTATTCTTCTTGCGTAAAACCATTTTCTTTAGCAACGCCTTCCCACCAAGTACTCATTGGGTTTTCTGTAACCATTTCTGGAGTAATACCTTCTGGTAACTTAGGCATTTCATAAGATTCTGGCACGTTTTCTGCATGTTCATTAGCAAGTTCTTCCATTAATTTTTCTTTAATAGTTTCTTCTTTGCCTGTGCTGTATGATTCTAACTGAGTATATGACTTTGCCATTTCATCAGCATCAACCTTGCCATCCTTCCAAAACTTCTCAGGTATATGCTCTGGTCGTTCTTCTTGTGGTACTTCGTTTGCAGGTACTTCATCTAGTATTTCTTGTTCAGTTATTTGTTCTTCAGCCATTGTTACTGTCCTCCACTATTTTTTGTGATTGTCCTTTGTTACTTCTGCGCTGTATTAAACCTACAATATAACGCTGTCCTTCAATATGTCTTAACTGGTGATCAGATACTTCAGGTCCTGCTACGGTTTCAATCGTAATAGACCTTAGATAATTTAAAAATGTTTTACCTGCATCTGATGTGAATAATGCTCTTGATACTGCATTTAACGCTTCTTCTTGATCTGGCGTTCTTTCCATACCATCAAGTCCTATCAGCGTTTTAACTTTCTTTTCTGCCATGCTACACCTCATGTAATTGATTGTTCCACGTGAAACATTGAGGAAGTAAAGGTACTTTCATCAAAACTGTGGGCGTTTAAATGCTTTACTTCCCATTTGATGATAGTAAATTGTTACCAAAAGTCAAGGACTTATTGACCTTCCATAACTCCTTCGGCTGGAGTGCCTTGTGCTGCTTGTTGCATCTGTTGCAACTGTTGCATTTGTTGCATCATTTGCGCCATTTCTTCTGGGGATCTAATTAATTCTTCTGGTATACCTAGTTTTTTCGCAATATATTTAGCTACTTCATCTTGTTTAATCATAGCATTAAGTAGTTGTGGTCCTACTCTGCCTTGTATTAAGCCTAAGAATCTATCAATATTTACTACATCAGATTGATATTGCGCTTGTGCTAATGGACTAGAAGATTTAATTTGTACTTCTCTGCCATTGACAGTAGGTATATCTATACGACCTTGTTTTTTTAGAATATAAATTACTCTTGCTAACACAGGATTTACTAGTTCTGCTTGCAATCTACCAAAGGCTGCACCTATTTGCCTGGACAAATCAGCTTGACGTTCTGCAACTTCCGTTGCCGACATAGGAGTTTTTTCATTTGGGTTGCCTAGCATGTCATTGTATAACGCTTTCTTAATGTTAGTTCGCATATCACGCAGTACTAAGTCAGATACATTAAAGTTACCTGCTTGTGCTATCGGCTGTAAACCTGCGCTACCTGCTGCTTTCGGAATTACAGTACCTGGAATAAGAGCAATGTTATCAACATTAATGACACCATCATCTTCCACTTGGTACATACCAGATATACTCATTTGTGCGTTTTCTAATATTAGTTCAACAACTAAGTTAGACGTTTTTATTGCAGGCAACGCAAACTGTAATGGGCCTCTGCCGTATGTTTCACCAGCACATTTAGACCAACGATAAGTAATATATGGATTACTACCTACCCCTTTATATTGTTCATCATATACTTTGTGTTCATAGTCTTTAGCTATTGCACAAAATATATTTACTTCTTCTTTCGTTTGTGAATAATCACGATATAATATTTCAATAATAGTAATTTCTTTGTCAGGATTAGCTTCCATATCCATAGCCATTTTATCGTTATAGATTGGTTGAGCATATGCAAATGTAAGTTCTTTTAACTTCATTTTGCGTGTGCGATAAACTGCATCTACTTTGTCATCATAGCCGCTTGTTAAACAAACTTGTGGTAATGGTATAGCTTTAAATCTTATTGGTTGAATAGCATCACCTTCTTCAACTAATAAAACTCCTGTGCCTAAAGCTATATCTAGAAATGTTTCATGTACTTCTTGCGAAAAATTTGAGTTTTGTAGTATTTCAAATACGTATTCTGTAATTTCATCTAATGCTAAATTAGTTTCTTTTTGTTGATCTTCTGGTACTTCTGTACCTGCAACAAACTCAGCCCATCTAGCATAGTTCGGCACAATACCTGACTGCAATCTACTAGCAAACTCTTGTACTCC